CGTAAAATGCTTGATTATATCTTGGTGCTGGGTAATCATCCCAAATGTTAATATATGCTATTGGACATTTTTTTCTAATATCATCTTCCATATTAAATACATGCTGGAAGTATCTAGGATCAGTAAATAATACTAAGGCATCTGGTTTTTCAACCTCTAACACTTGTCTAATTTCATCATCTTTACCATACCCATTTACACAGTAAATTCTAACATCAGAATCTTCTATATTAGCATGTTTATTACATTCTGCTGATAAATCTAATACTTTACCTATATCTGGGTGGTTAATTGCTCCTCCTATATTTACCCAATTAAAATGACCACAAGTATGAGTTACAATTTCTTTAGCAACTGTAGCTACACCTGAATGTACTCTAATATCATCACATATAAGGACTAATTTCTTCCTTTTATTTTTAGGAAGGTATTCAAAACTTTTATTCATGTTCATTAATTTTTATATTTCAATATTGGTTTGATTTGTAATTTGTTTTCTGAAATCTTCGTTTGTAAGATACAAAAATAAACTACGGTCGGCAAGTTTTTGGAATGAGAATTTTCGTCTCACACATTCTACTTTAAAATTTTCAAATAACTGGCTTTGGACTTTAACACTTGTTAGTGTCATTTTTTTACTTTGTGACATAATTTTTATTTTTTAATAACGTTATATTTGTCTATACATATATGAATATTCTCTAAACTACGCAAAATCTAAACCAGCTCCACATAGTTCTTGTTCTTCTTTAAATGGACAAAAATTACAAGTCCATTTTGATGGAGTTTTTGGATAAATTTTATCTTTAATACCTCCATCAAAGGTAAAACATTCATGTATAAAATCATTCACTGCTTTTTTAGCTCTACCTAACTTAATTTTACCGCTAGGAGGTGTGAATTGTTGCACTCTATATGCTTGATGAGGTGACATAATTTTATCATCATCCCAATCTAACACTTTTCTTTTTAATATCATAAACTCAATTTCAATCTTATCTAATGGTATTCCATATTGCTCTGAAAAGTATTGCTTGTATAATAATAGCTGATATTGTTTATCTTCGTCTGCTTTAGCAAATTTATTCCATCCTTTAGTACTGGTTTTTATATCGATTATCCTAAATGTCTCTGTTGCTTCATGGTATGTGACAACATCTAAATACCCCATGTATAATACGTTATTATACATTTTATTTGGCGGAATTACAATCGGTATTTCACAACCAACTAAAAATGTACCTTTTTTACTAAAGTATCCACTACGTTTCTTTTTAAACCATTCTAATATAGCTACTCCATCTTCAAAAAATTCTCTCATTTCGGCTGCATCAGAAAAGTGAGAGCTATTATTTTTCTTATATTGGGTTTGATATTCACCTATATATTTTTCTTGAAAATATTCCTGTATGTTAATTTCTCTATCAGCAGCTGCAAATGATTTATCATATGCTACGTCTAAATAATGTTGCATTGCTTCATGAACAGCCGTTCCAAATACAGTATGGATTGAAGATGTAAATTTCTTTATTTTATCCTTATACTGTAATTTCCACCTATGAGGGCATCCCCTAAAAATTGACATTTGAGAATATGAGATATTCTTTTGAAATGCAAAATTTATTGGTTGGGGAGGATTATTTCTAATCTCCTTAACAATAGATGGTAATTTTTTAGCCAAACTATTTTTTCCATTTATCTCGACCTACTAAAAGACCGATTATTCCATAATTGGCAATATCAATAAATGTATCTTCCATACCCTCACCTTTAACAAATGATCTCCCATTAATTAGTAAATTTTTAAGACGTGAGATTTTATCTGTAAGTCTAATACATAAACCAGTTAGTGAGAATTTTTTATCATCTTTATTATTTATAATATCACCTCCTAAAGCAATATTATTTAAACCATAATCCATATGCTTACGAGCAAACATTTCATACATTTCTTCAGTTATTCTTTTAAATTCCTCAGATAATTCTGGGTATTCATTTTCAAATACTTCAACTGCTTCTGATACTTTAGTACCTTGGGTAACTATTTCATGATACTTTTTTACTGAATCGCTCATAACTTTATTTTTTAATTTTGGTTTACAATGGTTCTTGTTTATTAAAATATTTGTCCAACATCTCTAATCTTTCATGTGCTGATGAAAGTAATTTTAATGCTTCCTCACAATTATCCCAATAGTCTTTTGTCGAATGGTCTCCAATTCCTGCTGGGTGAGCGGTTAATAATTTAATACTTGCAAGTGCTTTAGCTTTATCAGCTTTTGCTTGCGCTTTTAAAAAGTTGTACACTTCTATATTCATTTTATTAGGGTTTTAATTTCTTTTGTTTCAAATCCTATACTGGTCAATATACGAATAATTTCATCATTATCCAAAAATTTCAAGTAATCTCTTACTTCAGTTTGTGAACATTCCCAGTATGTACTTAAATGTTCTACTAACTCTTTATTACGTTTTTTTAACGTTGATTTAATATATTTATTCCATTTATTGTTTTTAGGAATATATTCCCTATAAATATTATAAATTTGTTCTTTATTTTGAGGGAGGATTTGCTGTGCCTCATTTACTAAATCTAAATAGTTAGGGTTCATAGACATAAACCTATGAACCATATAACTGTTCCAGACTTCCCAATCTTTATCAGAAAAGGAGTCTGGGTCAGATTTGATTGAATTAATTTGTTTAAGCCAATCAAAAATATTTTTCATTATACTATTTCGTCTTTAAGTTCATCTCTTAATTCCAATGGTAATCCTTCACCTAATATTTTATTAGTTGATGGGTCATAGAAAATTGGAATAGGCATTATAGCATCATTATCTGTTCCTGCTACAAATTTAGAAATTTTTCTTAAAATAACTCCTGATTTGAATATACTTCCGCCTTCAGCGTTTTTCATTCCTTCAGTTGATTTTAAATCAATGTTTGGTTGTTTTGGTGCTTCCATTTACTTATTATTTATTAAATTATTAATTAAACTCATTATGTTTATCTCTTTATCTATTCTAAAATTAGCTTTATATTGGTGCTCATTAATTAGAAAAGCCGCTGTACCTGACTTACCAGGAAGATATGTATCAGCCTCATCATATAAAAATCTAAATACTTCTTCGTAATCATCAACATTTGAGTCAGCAATTATTTGTCGAATAGTATTAAATTTAGGTTTGTCTTTTTTTAATTCAGTTAAAATAGCAGACAAATAACTAGTACTGACAAGTAAAGAATCATCTAATGTGAGCTTGTTCTTAATATTACTTGACTGGATAGTATTAAGCATTTTACGTAAGTCCGGATAGAACTTATTTACAATTTTACCAATGGCATTTGGATCATAACTGATGCTTTCCTTATCACAAATACTAGCTAAATGTACTGCAACCTCTTTTTTAGTTGGAGGAACAACTTTAATAGTTTGACACCTTGATTGTAAGGGATCTATAACACGTTCAATATAGTTACAAGTTAATATAAATCTAGTTGTACGTGAGAATGTTTCAATAATATTACGTAGAGAAGCTTGAGCTTGTATAGTAAGAAAATCTGCCTCATCTAAAATAACTACCTTAATAGGTTTAAAAGATGCTACACTAGCAAACCCAGATACTTTATCTCTGATAGTTTCAATACCCCTTTCATCAGAGGCATTGATATAAAGATAATCACAATCAAGTTTGTTAACAATTAACTTAGCTAATGTTGTTTTCCCAGTACCAGCAGGACCATAAAATAAATAATTTTGTATATCATTGTTATACAATTGTGATGCTATAGTAGATTTTAAACTACCATTACCCACATAATCCTTTAGTTCTGTTGGTCTGTACTTCTCGTTAAGTAAACTATTAGTATTCTCCATATATTGAATAACGTTGTTCTTGTACTGGTTCAATTTCTTTTTCAGTTTTGGATATAGCATATAGTTCGCTTTTTAATGGAGCTAATCTATATTCGCCTCTGAATCCAGTTTTCGTCATGTACGCTTCAAGAGTATCTGTTAGTGATTTATGCACTGGACCACTTGGTTCATTTGCAACTAATCTCCATTTATCTCCTGGTGGTACTCTACGAGCAATTAGAATGTCATTTTCAATGACTTCTACTTTAGGTTGAGTGTTTTGTTTCATATATACAATATAATTAATTTATTTTAAATATCCTAATAACTTCCATGAGTTCTTGCTGCATTACCTAAATCCCCATTAGTTGCATCTTGTAATACTCTCATTCTTTCCTCAACACTTCCTTTATCTTGTGTTAAAGTACATTCAGTTAATAAAACAGTACCAGCAATTGATGCTGCATTTTCTAAAGCTAATCTAGTAACTTTTGTTGGATCTATAATTCCATTTTCTTTAAAGTCAATTATTGAACCATCATCTACATTAACACCATTCCATTTATCATCAGAAGATAATTCATATGTACCTTTTGCAGCTGCATCTTTATCCTCCCAACCAGCATTAATTAATATTTGCTCAAATGGTTTAGTACATGCTTTTTTAACAATCGAATGTCCCTTTTTAGTATTATCTAAAGTTTTACTAGCATTTAATAAAGCAACTCCACCTCCTGGTAGTATTCCTTCTTCAATAGCAGCTTTTGTTGCATGTAATGCATCATCAACTCTATCTTTCTTTTCTTTCATTTCAGTTTCAGTATTACCACCTACATGAATAATAGCTACTCCTCCGACAAACTTTGCCAATCTCCCTTGGAGTTGTTCTGTTTCGTACGGGGTTTGCGCTTTCTCGATTTGCGATTGTAGTTCTTCAATACGTGCTTCAATTGCTTCAAGTTCTCCTTTTCCATCTACTATTGTTGTTTCTTCTTTCC